CCCCCACCGACGTCGTCCCACTCACCCCGACGCCCAGCCCGTACCGGACGCCGATCGCCAACCTCCTCCACCGGGCCCGCACCCGGCTCGAGACCAACGGCTGGTGCCGCACAGCCCTCTACGACGAAACCGGCGCCGTCTGCCCCATGCGTGCCATCCGCCTCGAAGCCTCCAGCCGCGACCAGGCACACGACGCGTGCGTGCTCCTCCTCGACGCCATCCAACGCGACTTCCACTGGGCAGAGACCATCCCCAGCTGGAACGCCGCCCAGACCAGCCCCACCCCCGTGCTCCTCGCTTTCACGCAGGCAGCCGACCACGCCCACACCCGCGGCCTCTAACCGCCCACCGAAAGGAACCGTCATGGCCATCACCCTCAAGCCCGGACACACCCTCGAGACCGGCCAGACCCACGGCCACATCGACAACCCCACCACCGGCAAGACGTGGTTCGCCGCCATCGTCGACAGCGTCACCGGCCGGCCCGTCGTCAAGTCCGCGCTCGCCGCCACCGAAGCCGCCGCCATCGCCGACGCCGAGCGCCAGTACACCCGCCGCTAACCCGACCGACCAGAAAGGAGACCGTATGGCAATCCGCATCAGTCACGGCGTCCGCGGCACCCGATCGGCGCTCACGATCGCCAACCTCGGCCAGCACCTCGCCCACACCCTCAGCGGCAGCGAGTGGCGTGAGATCAGCCCTCTGTTCGACGGCCGCTTCGCCGACATCGCCGTCATCCCGCCCCGCGAAGCCGCCCGCATCGGCGACCTCCTCGAAAAGGCTGCCGGCCAGCGCGCCATGAACGTCGAGTGGGGCGAACTCGCCGCCGAACTCGCCGACGCCGCACACCGCGCAGCCCGCGCCGGACAGAACTGGGAATGGAGCTGACCTACCCAGACACGACAGAGCCCCGGCCGTCCGCTTGGACGGTCGGGGCTTTCGTCGCAGGTGCGGGTACGGCGCGGGCCAGCCACCGGCCATCCGTCATGTACCTGGGCATCATCACCGGCTGAAAGCCGGCATCCACCAGCCGCGCCAAGCCTTCGACGCACTCGTCCTCAGTTGCCGCCTGCACGCTCACCCGGATCGCCATAACGGCAGTCTGACGCCGGCCGCGGGGAAAGGGGGCGGAATCGACGAAGCGCCCCACCGGAGTCATCCGGCAGGGCGCTTCGAGCGGGCGGGCTACGGACGCCATGCCTCGCGGTAGCCGGGCCGGTCGCTGTACACGGCGGCGTCGCGGCGCACGATCCGACACAAGACCACCCACTCGGCGCGCACCGCGTTGTAGCGGGCCACGTCGCGGTCACGACTGGCCTGGTCCATGGACCGCTCTACTGCCTCCAGTTCAGCGATGGTCTGGCGCTTGGCGTCGATCTCGCGCAGCACCCGCGCCGGATCATGCTCGGCGATATGGCGCGCCAGCGTCTCCTTGTGCACACCCCCGCCGCTCATCCCGCTGCCTACCAGCTCCACCGTCGGTACCGTGTCGCTTGGTGCCACCGTGGTGATGGACCAGTACTGGCCGCCCTCATCGGTGAGGCTCGCGGTGTAGCGCCACTGGGCAGCCCCGGGCACTGGGCCGACTGCTTCCATCGCTGCCCGCGCGATCCGCTCGTCCTCGTCGAGTTGGGCGCGCAGCCACCGCACCAGGTCATCCATCCTGCTGCTCCTTGCCGGCGGCCTTTTCGGCTTCCTTCTTGAGGTGCGCCACCCGAGCCGCTTCGACAACTGCCTTACTCGGCCGGATAGGCGCCTTGGTGCCGGGCTTATGGAGGTACCAATCCATGAAGGCACGGAAGGCGGCGCTGCGGTCCGTTCCCATGGCGTTGGTCGCCTCACCGAAGACGCCCCAGTCGGTGAGGTCTACGCGGATCGGTCGAGTCGGGTTCTTCGGCTGGTTCGGCGACATGCGCTGACCGTATCCGGGTGTAGCTACCTGCGTCATCTCCACTCCCTCTGTCTGTAGCTACCGGTGTAGCTACAGAATCTCGATCGAATGGCTTGTGGTGTAGCTACACCTGAGTCTAAGGTGTAGCTACACCCTGAACAAGGGGAGCGCTAAGAACCACCGAGGGGGACCCGCATGATCCGCACCAGCCGCACCCGTCGCAGCAACCTGAAGGCCCGCGCCCTCACCGTCATCCGCCGCGTCCACCACACCGCGATGACCATGCCGAAAGCCCTCCGCTACCGGGCGTTGAGCGGCCAGATCATCGTCGCCGTCGAAGCGGGCCAGCTGGTGCGCACCGGCGACATCCTCGACCGGCTCGGCGCCAGCGACCTCAAGGACGGCTACCAGGCCTGGTACGGCCGGCACGTCAAGAAGGCCCACGTCGCCGCCACCGGATCCGAGCCTGTCCGCTGCTGGGTCCGCCACCGCACCACCGGCCGCTGGATCCACGTCCACGTCTACTCGCCGTTCGACATGGCCCTCTACATCGGCCTCGCCACCTACAAGCAGACCAAGCACCTCGCCCGCCCCGACTTCTTCCAGGCCGCGTACACGGAGGCCGCCTAAACCAACTTCACGACGCAGCAGACGAACCGCATCCCCTGCAAGGAGCCCGCATGACCGCCCTGCCCACCGAGAATGCGCTACTGGCCGAGCCCGGCCCCGCGCCCGGCTGGTGGGAGGAAACCCCCGCCGAAGCCGCCCGCTACGACCGCCTGTACTGGACGAGAGACGAGGACTCATGACCGTCTGGAAGGTGCACGTCGCCGTCGAAGGGCGCACCGGGAAGCCGCTCGTCGTGCCCGTCGCTTCGGCGACTCCCAGGGAGGCACTGGAGCAGGTGAAGGAGGGGATGCGCGAGATCCTGATGCTGAGTGAGCAGCCCGGCGGCAGCGAGTACACCATCAGCGTCTTCCGGCCCGGCTACCGGAAGGGCGACGAGTCTGTGCTCGCAGAAAAGGTCACCCTCGTGACGATGCGGAGCGCGCCGTGACCCGCCGCCCGATGTCTGCCCGCCGAGCCCGCGAGGTGATCGAAGCCGCCGTGCTGGAGAAGGCCCTCGACTGGCAGGACACCCGGCACTGGCACGTCGTGTCCGGCGGGCAGGTGCTCGTCGTGATCGCCCCGTCCTACAGCGGCACCAGCATCTCGGGCCGCAACGGCTGGACGTGGTGGCTCGCCGCCCTCGGACCATCCGACAGCAGCCGGCGCGAGACCACCATCGAGCAGGCCGCCGCCCGCGGACTTGCCGCATGGCAACGATGGGCCACTGCGAAGGAGAACCGATGACCGAGTCCATGGCGTACCGCATGCTCACCAAGAGGATGAGCGACGAGCAGGCCCGCCTCGCCCTCCAAGCACAGGACACCGGCGACGCCCTCACCCGCTTCGCACAGGACGTATCAGCTGGGCGCGTCGACGCGCCCGGCCTGCGCCAGATCGTCGAGCAAGTCCGGCAGATCGCCGACAGCGCAGTACGCCTGACCGCGACACGGGAAGCCGTCGAACTGTACGAGACCGAGCGGGACATCGACGCCGGCCGCGCCACCGAGAAGTGAGCACCTCATGGCCCTCTGCCGAGACTGCCGCACCGTGATCCCCTGCCACTGCCACCTTGCCCCCGCCGTCCAGGTTCGGCCCGGCGTGTACGAGGCCACCGAACCCCACCCCTGCATCAAGCCGCCGCAGACCCCCGACTGCGCTACTGAGAAATGAGAAGCAGCCTGACCACCCCCTGTGGGCCCGCGCCGTCTGGTGCGGGCCCACACACATGCCCGCCCACCAGCCACGCCGCGGATCGTTACCATCTGATGTGATCAGTCAGTAACCCCGTGAGCGGAGGCGGCACCCGTGAGTTCACCGCCCGACAACGCCCGAGACGGCAAAGGTCGCTACATACGCACCCCCGAAACCGCGGAACGTGACGCCCGCGCCGCCCAACTCCGCGCCGAAGGCTGGACACTCCAGCAGATCGCCGACGAACTCGGCTACACCGACAAATCCAACGCCCGCCAAGCCATCCAACGCGCACTGAGAGAGATCGTCCAAGGCCCCGCCGAGCAACTCCTGCAGATACACCTCACCCGCCTGGAAACCCTCTACCAGGCCGCAGTCGACGTCCTCGAAACCGAACACGTGCTGGTGTCCCACGGCCGGATCGTCAAAGACGACGACGACCAGCCGCTCCCCGACTACGGCCCCAAGCTGGCCGCCATGCGCGAAGCACGCGCCGCCCTCGCCGACTTCCGCAAAGCCATCGGCCTCGACGCCGCCCAAAAGATCGACCTCACCGGCGGCGTCCGGTACGAAATTATCGGCCTCGCAGACGACGCAACCGATGCCTGACACCGTCACGTTCGAAGCCCGCGGCGCCGTCCGCGAACTCTTCCGGTCCACGGACACCGAGATCCTCCTCTCCGGTGCGGCAGGCACGGGCAAGAGTGTGGGCGCGCTCATGTACGTGCACCTCCAGTGCCTCGACAACCCGCACACCCGCGCGCTGATCGTCCGCAAAACGCACGCGTCGCTCACCTCGTCGACCCTGGTCAGCTTCCGGGAGAAAGTCGCGAAGGAAGCCATCGCTGCGGGCCTGCTGCACTTCTTCGGTGGGTCGGCGCAGGAGCCCGCCAGCTACCGGTACGCCAACGGCAGCGTCATCGTCGTCGGCGGACTCGACCGACCCACCAAGCTGCTGTCCACCGAATTCGACCTCGTCCTGGTCGACGAAGCGATCGAAGTGACAGCCGAAGACCTCGACACGATCGTGTCCCGCCTCCGCAACGGAGTGCTCCCACTCCAGCGGCTGATCATGTGCACCAATCCCGGCCCCCCATCCCACCACCTGAAACTGAGGGCGGACGCCGGCCGGTGCCGCATCCTCTACAGCCGCCACGAAGACAACCCCCGCCTCTACCAAAACGGCGAATGGACCGACTACGGCAAGGCCTACCTGGCGCGCCTGGACAGCCTCACCGGGCCGCGCTACCAGCGTCTGCGGTGGGGCAAGTGGGTCAGCGCCGAGGGGATCATCTACGACGAGTGGCAGGACGCCGTCCACGTGGTCGACCGGTTCGACGTCCCAGATGCCTGGCAGCGGTACATGTCGATCGACTTCGGCTTCACGAACCCCATGGTGATCCAGTGGTGGGCACAGGACGGGGACGGGCGCCTGTACCTGTACCGGGAGATCTACAAGACACGGGTGCTCGCCGAGGATCACGCCAAGCAGGCAAAGCGGATCATCGGCGAGACCGGCGAACCGCACCCAGCCGCGGTGGTCTGCGACCACGACGCCGAAGACCGGGCCACCTTCGAAAGGCACTCCGGCCTCGTTACGACCGCCGCAAAGAAGACGGTCTCCCCAGGCATTCAAGCCGTGCAGACCCGGATCCGCCCGGCCGGCGACGGCAAGCCGCGCCTATTCATCCTGCGGGACTCCGTGGTCGACCGGGACCAGGACCTCGCCGACGCGGGCAAGCCGACGTCCACCGCCGAGGAGATCAACAGCTATGTGTGGGCGGTCAAGCCGGGCGCGGCTGGAGGGCTGAAGGAGCAGCCGCTGAAGCAGGACGACCACGGCATGGACGCGATGCGGTACATGGTCGCCGCGGTGGATCTGGTGGGGGCGGCCCAGGTGCAGTCGCCTACGCGGCGAGGCCCGTCCCGGCAGACGGCGGGCGGGTCCCGGTACGCGCGGCCCATCTTCGGGAAGTAACCGTCCCTCCACCCTCGATCTGTAGATACTCCGGCCCGAAGAGTCTCCAACAGAAGATTTTCCGGCCATAGGCTTATAGTGGTCGCCGATACCGCAGGATCTTCAGCAGGGGGCGGCCTTGATATCACTCCCGGAACTCGCGCTCCTCGGCGCCGCGGCCTACCGCGCCACCCAACTCGGCGTCCACGACACGATCCTCGACCCCGCACGCGAACGCCTCGCCACCTGGCACGCCAACAAACTCGACAGCCGACCCCGCAAATTCCTCATGCAGCTGATCTCCTGCATCTACTGCCTCGGCTTCTGGCTGTCCGGCGCCGTCCTCACCGCGTGGTGGTTCTGGCGCGACAACCTGCTCGTCCAGTTCGGTCTCCTCTGGTTCGCGATCTCCGGCATCCAGGCGCTACTCAACCGACGCGACGACACCTGGACCGCGTAGTGATCCGCCAACTCACCGCCGCCGCCTCACGGTTCACCACCCGCAAACTCGGTAGACAGAAGACGACCAACAGCGGCGGCGGCTGGCAGGAAGAAGCCTGGGACCTCTTCAGCGTCATCCCCGAAGTCCGATTCGCCGCCACCTGGATCGGCAACGCCATGGGAGGCGCCCGCCTCTACGCCGGCCGGCGCCTCGAAGACGGCACCATCGAGAAAGCCCCCGACGGGCACCCGGCCGCAGAGATCGTCTCCCAGATCGCGGGCGGCCCCGGAGGGCAGTCCCAGTTCCTCGCCGAGTTCGGCCCGCACCTCGTCGTCGCGGGCGAAGCATGGATCATCATCCGCCCGACCGAGACCGGCGACGCGGACTGGCGGGTGCTGTCCGTCGCCGAGGTCAAGCAGCAGCAGGGCACCATGACCGCGGAGATCGACGGAGACGAAGTCGAGATCCCGCCCTACGACCCCGACGCGACAGCCGACCCCGACACTCCAGTCGCGATCCGCGTATGGGACCCCCACCCCCGCCGTCACATCGAAGCCGACAGCCCCGTGCGATCGTCGCTGGTCGTCCTCGAGGAACTCCGCCTCCTCAACGCCGCCGTAGCTGCAGCTGCCCGCTCCCGTCTCGTCGGCCGCGGCGTCCTCCTCTTCCCGACCGGCGTCACCTTCCCCACCGCGCCCGGCCAAGAAGCGCAAGACGACCTCGTCGACGTGTTCATGGAAGTCGCCTCCACGGCCTACCGCGAACCCGAGTCCGCAGCGGGCACGGTGCCGATCATCCTGCAAGTCCCCGGGGAGATGATCGGGCAGATCCAGCACCTGAAGTTCGAGAGCGACTTCGACGAGATCGCCATCAAGCTGCGGGACGAGTGCATCCGCCGCTTCGCCACGGGCCTGGAGACCCCGCCCGAAGTGCTTCTTGGTATGGGCGGCCTCAACCATTGGGGCGCCTGGCTCGCGTCCGCCGAGGGCGTCCGTCTCGGCGTCGAGCCGCGCCTCACCCTCGTCTCGAATGCGCTCACCACTCAGTGGCTGCGCCCCCTCCTTGAGGCCCAAGGCGCCACCGACGCCGCCGAGTGGCTCGTCTGGCACGACACCAGTCAGCTCCGTGTCCAGGCCAACCGCGCCGCCACCGCCCTTGAGGCGTTCCAGGCCGGTCTGATCTCGGCTGCCGCGGCCCGCCGCGAGACCGGTTTCGACGAGTCCGACGCCCCCACCGCACCAGCCAGCGACGCCGACGACGAGGCGACCGACAACGAAGGCGACAACACCGTGACCACTCTGCCCGTGAGCGAAACCCAGGACCTGCCCGACACCCTGCCCGCCGCCGCGGCCCCCACCTCGCTGAACCTTCCGGCCGAGGTTCTCGCCGCCGTCGACGGCATCATCTACAACGCCCTCTACGCCGCCGGCACGCGCCTGCGGAACCGGCCGGTGTGCCCGCGCCCGGAGCGTGCCCGCGCCCGCGAGATCGCGCCCGCCGAACTCCACACCGCCTACCCCGTCGACCCCGAGCTTGTCGACGAGTGGCGTCTGTTCGACGGGGCGTGGACGCGGGTCCCGGAGATTGCGAAGCGCTATGGGCTCGACCCGGACTGTCTGACACGGCAGCTCGACGACTACGCCCGCGCCCTGATCGCCGCCCGCATGCCCCACAGCTTCGAGGACACCGCCCGCATCATGCGACACCCCTGCCAGGCGAACGCGGCATGAACAGGCGACAGACCGCGACACTCCGCCTGGACGTAGCCAACGTCCACGGCGACCTGTGGTGCGCCGTCTGCAAGGCGTACACCGCCTTCACCGCCGACCTGGTGACCATCGGGACGGACGGTGTCACGGTCGTCGGCACCGTCACCGGCTGCATCATCTGCGACGACCCCGACGACCCGGAGGCCCGCCGTGGATGACGACCTGGAGCAGCTCCTCCAGACCGCCGAGCAGCAGGTAACCGACGAAGTCCGGGTCGTCCTCGACGAACTCGCCGACGAGATCGCCGCGGAACTGGAGGACGCGACGGAGATCGTCGCCGCCCGGTTCTCCCTCAGCCGCATCACCAGCATGTGGGCGCAGCGAGTGCCGCGCATCATGCGGCGCCTCTTCCGCGTCGCCCAAACCGCAGGCCAGCAGGCCGCGGCCGATGTAGACGGTGAACTGCCCGACGACTGGACCGACCTGCCCGGCCGGTACGACGACGACACCCTCCCCCCGTCTCTCGGCGACTACGCCGAGGCCACCGAGCACCTGCTGCGCGCCGTCGGCGACCGGCTCACCGAAGCCGCCATCACCGCGCTCGCCGAAGGCCTCGACGCCGGCGAAGACACCGAGGCCCTGCGCACCCGGCTGCGTGCCCTGTTCTCCGCCGACGGCGCCCAGCTGGGGGAGACCCGCGAGGAACGCATCGCCCGCACCGAGTCCACGCGCGTCTGGAACGCCGCGACCCTGGCAGCCGCGCAGGCGCTCACCGGCCCGGACCGGCCCCTCGTCAAACAGTGGATCACCCGCCACGACCAGCGCGTCCGCGAAACCCACGCCGACGCCGACGCCCAACTGCAACTCCTCGACGAGCCCTTCCGCGTGGGCGGCGTCGACATGGCCTACCCCGGCGACCCCACCGCCCCAGCAGCCCTAACCGTCAACTGCCGCTGCGTCCTCGCCCTCGCGCGGGCCGACACCGAGCAGAGCGCCGCCACCAGCCCAGCAGGAGAGGGAAACCTCGTGCGCGAATCCCACACCACAGCCGCCGCGGCGGACGACCCGCCACCGATCCTCACCTGGTCCACCCCCGGGGACGCCGCCCTCGCGTTCATCGGCCAGCAGACCGGCGACGGCCGAGTCTTCGCCGAGGGCTCCCTCTACTGGGAGGGCGGGCCGTGGCCCCTGCAGTACGCCGACGAGATGGGAGCCGGCCACGACGGCGCGGAACTCGCCGGCGCCATCCAGGAGATGGACATCGACGGCCCGCGCCTCACCGGCACGGGCGTCCTGTACCTGATGCAGCGCGCAGGCGCCGAGGCCGCGATGCTGCTGCGGCAGGGCGCCCCGCTCGGCGTGTCCGTCGACCTCGACGACGTCGACATCGAACTGGTCGACAACACGAGCAGCGGAGAGAACGAGGGCGAGGACAACGACCTTGTCCTCGCCGCCGCCTCCTACGCCCGCGCATCCGTCCTGCCCCTGCACGACGGCGGATGGATGATCACCGCGAGCAGCGCCCCCGAGTGGACCGCGTCCGGCGCCGCGATGCAGAGCAGCACCCGGACAGCGTCGGTCATCTCCGGGCCCGGCGGACGCATCCCCGCCGACGCCGCCCGCGCCCTGTTCCCCGGCGCGCTCACCGCAGCAGCCGGTGACCCCGACAACCCTCAGTCCGGGACCGTCGTCCACACTGAGAACTCGGGCGACCTTCTCGTGCGGATCACCCGCGCCCGGGTCAGGGGCGCCACCCTGGTCGCCATGCCGGCCTACGACAAGGCCCGCATCGTCCTCGACCCCACTGCCGAGCAGCCGGTCGACGAGGAAGAGCCGGTCACGGAAGTGGCCGCGGCGGCGGGCGACGACCTCGAGCGGGTCATCGGGCACGTCTGCACGTCACCGGTACCGGTCGGCGCCCGTGAGGTCGCCGACGCGCTCGGCCTGACCGTGTCGACGACCAAGCGGCACCTGCGCACTGCCGTCCGCGACGGCCGGGTTCTGCGGATCGGCCGCGGCCTGTACACCGCCCCCTCGTCGATCCCTGAAGGGGAGATGATCGCGGCGGCCTCCGGCGACCTCGGCCTGCCCGTACACGCGAAGCGTGACGCCGAGTGGGACGGCGACGCCGCAGCCTCCCGCGTCCTCGACTGGGCCACCGGCGACGACGGCACCGTCGACGCCGAAGCACTCGGCCGGGCCTTCCTCTACCGCGATCCGGACGCCGACCCGGCGACCCTCGCCGCGTACAAGCTGGGCTTCGCCGACGTCTTCGACACCGGTGACGGCCCGCGGCTGGAGATCGTCGCGAGCGGCGTGTACGCCGTCGCCGGTGCCCTGTCCGGTGCGCGCGGCGGCGTCGACATCCCCGAGAACGAACAGGAACAGATCCGCGAACACGTCGACGACCTGTACGAAAGCCTGGCCACCGCATTCGACGACCCGAGCATCCGGCCACCGTGGGACGACGACACCAGCGACGACGACGGCGACATGAGCGAGCTGGAAGCCTCCGCCTGGCGGGTGATGCAAGAGCAGCCGCCAATGCCTGCCGAGTGGTTCCGTGAGCCGACCGAGGAGGAACTGCCGCCCGGTAGCGGGGGTGTCCACTACAAGGACGGCCGCGTATACGGCTGGGTTGCACAGGCGGGCGTGCCGCACGCTGTCTACGGCCGCAAGGTGATGATCGACAAACTAGGGCCGCTGGACTTCTCGCACTTCCTGCGCGCGGAGTTCGAGCTCGACGACGGCACGATGATCGCGGTCGGCGCGTTCACGATGAACGTTGGCCACCATCGCGACGGGTGGCAGTGCGAGACCGCAGCTTGCCAATTCGACGATTCTGGCACCGTGGCGGCCATCGTCACGGTCGGACAGAACAAGGGCGGCCTGTGGTTTTCAGGGGCGGCGGCCCCTTGGATCAGCGAGTGGGATCTTCGGGTATTCAGAAGCTGCCAACCCAGCTACCACCTCACGCAGAGCAGCAGCGGCCAGTATGAACTACGCGCGGTCCTCACTGTCCCAGTGCCGGGGCATTCATCGCCGCTCAAGCCGGGATACCGGCTGGCCGCTGCCGCGCACTTGGCCGCGACCGCCGTGGTCGAGCGGGCGAACCTCGCGCTCACGGCTGCCGCAGCGACCCTGGACGCCGAGCACGAGACCACCGCCGAGCCGGAGGTCGAGCCCGAGCCGTCGCATAGGCGGGCAGCCGACACCGCTCCCGCCACCGACGTTGTGCAGGCCGCGGCCGACCTGTTGACCAGCCCCGCCTTCCTCGACCGGTTCGTCGACGCGTTCGAGCAGCGGCAGACCGAACGCGCCCGAATGCGCGCCGAACTCGAAGCCCTCTCCGCGCTGGTCGAACCGACCGACCTCGCCCTGACCGCCAGTGCTGCACCGCAGCAGGAAGGAGCCTGAACCATGGGATGCAACTGCGGGAAAAACCGGACGCAGTACGAGGTCGTCAAGGACGGCACCCGCGTGTTCGGGCCCACCCCCTACAAGACGACCGCTGACGCCATGGCCACCCGCCACCAGGGCGAGGTCCGCGAAGTCCCGAAGGGGAGCGCCTGATGGCGTGCGGCGCCTGCTCCAGCCGCAGCCGGGTACGCAGCGGAACGGCCCGCACCCTGTACAAGGTCGTACTCGACGGCCCCCCGGAGCGGGTCGCCTTCCAAACCCACGACCCGACGATGGCGAAGACCGTCGCCCGGAACTACCCCGGCAGCCGCGTGGCCCCGGACCCCGACGCCACCACCACCGACACCGAAAAGACCGGCCAGGAATCCGCCGAGGAACCCGAGAGCGGCAGCGAGCCCGTCGAAACGGGCGAGCCTTCCTAACCATGCATGGGCGGTCGCGCACCATCTGGTGACCGTCCATGCAGCTAACATTCTTTTCGACTGCTGGTTCTGGGCCGGGTCTCCACTGATCACTCACTGGAGACAGCGGTCATGGACTTCGCCCTCCCGGACGATTTCACCAGCCTGAGCAGCGAGGAACTCGACGCCACCCTCGCCGCCGCCGTCGAGGCGTTCAACGCCCGGCGTCAGGACCCCAACCTCACCACCGAAGACCTGCCCGCCCTGCGGGAGCTGGCCACCGGAATCGAGGCGCTGCGCGCCGAGCAGACCCAGCGCGTCGAAGCCGCGCAGGCTGCCGTCGCTGAACTCGACGAACTCGCCGCCCAGGTCCTCGGCGAGGAAGCCGCCACCGACACCGACGACCACCCGGCCGCCGAGACGGACGAGTCGGCCGAGCCCGCCGCCGAGGAGGAGCCGGTCGTCGAGGAGGTCGCCGCGTCGTCCGCCGTCGTGCGGCGCCCGATCATCAGCCTCGCCACCGTGCGGGAGCGGCAGCCGCGGCAGCCGATGCCGCAGTCCGGCACCCCGGCCGTCACGATCGTCGCCTCCGCCGAGGTCCCCGGCGCCAGCCTCGGCGCACCGCTGGACATGGACGGGCTGACCGAGTCCGTCACCAAGGTCGCGCAGCTCGTCACCAACGGCGGCAAGGCCATCGCCGCCTCGTACCAGCTGCCCTTCCCGCAGGACCTCGTCATCAACGACGCCGGCTCCCCAGAGGAGGGCACCACCAAGGTCCTGAAGGCCGCCGACCAGCGGCGCCTGAAGGGCGGTGACCTCGTCGCCTCGGGCGGCTGGTGCGCCCCCTCGGAGACGGTGTACGACTTCACCGAGATCTCCTGCCCGGACAACCTGTGGGACCTGCCCGAGCTCAACCTGTCCCGGGGCGGGCTGCGCTACTACATGACGCCCGAGCTGGACGTCACCGCCATGTCGTGGGTCTGGACCGAAGCCGACGACATCAGCGCGGTCGACGGCGACCCCACCAAGCCCTGCTTCAAGATCCCCTGTGTGGACCCGGTCGAGGTCCGCTGCACCGCCTACGGCGCCTGCATCCAGGCCGGCATCCTCTCCCAGCGGTTCTTCCCGGAACTGACCACCTTCTACATCCGCCGCGCCATGGTTGCCTACGAGATGCGTCTCAAGGCCGCCATGTACCAGCAGGCCCTCACCCGGGCCACGCCCGTCACCACCGCCACCAGCTTCGCGTCCTTCTCGGCGGTGTACGGGGCGCTCGCCCTGCAGATCGCCGACATGACCGAACGGTTCAACCTCTGCGAGCGGATCGGCCTCGAGCTGGTCCTGCCGTACTGGGCGCGCAACATGTTCCTCGCCGACATCGCCCGCCGTGACGGGGTCAACGTCTGCGACCTCAACCAGAACTGCGTCGAGCAGGCCTTCGCCGACCTCGGCGTCCGCGTCCAGTGGGTCAAGGGCCTGCCCCCGGCCGTCCCCACCCAGA